GCTCAAACCAATCAAGAAGCGGAATCCATTCGTAGTGGACTTGCTTGGCGAGCACAACAGATAAAAGAAAATCCCGAATTGAATTATAATAAATAAGGAAAATAAAATGAGTTCATTTGAAGACGCAATTGCCCATGCAAGACAGCAAAGTAACACAGCCTCGCCCAGTCCCGCGACTCGCGGCACTCTAGGTAGAGCACCCGGTCCCGGTCAGCGCAGCGATGCCAGTGGGAGCTTCCAATCTGCCCACAGCAACACCGCTGTCCCAGCGGGTCGAATCGTCCCTCAGCACCCAGACGCCTCCGGTGGCGGACTCGGCATGAGCGGCGAACTGGGTGGAGTTGACGTCCAAGACTATGCTCCTGGTGGCGAGTTCCAAGCTGCCAACGACGCCTCGTGCGTTGATGCCCACGACTGCGCCAACATTTGGCCCGATGCCCAAGGTGGCAAGAGTTAATGGCGAAGTTTAGTATCTACAGCCTGACCTTACCATTCTACAAGTGTCCTTTAGATGTGCGAGTAAGTCTATGTAGAAGCTGTCTCAAGGCTAGACTCAAGGATTGGCCCCATTGGAAGCTCGTAAGGAATTGCGGTTCCAAGTACGCCTATAAATGTGCCGACTGCTGCCGCCAGGATTTATCCTTGCTGCAAGACGGTTGGATGGGAGATAAATGAAATACCATTGGAACTCCAAATGTCTCTGTCACACAGACGATACTAATCGTGCTGATTACTTGACAGGAGACCTCTTCACATCCTTTAGTCAAGATGTCCGCGCAAAATGCACCAAATGCGGATTTATTCGAGACGAGCATTTTCAAAAGAAAGTGGACGGTGAGTGGAACTTCCTCTGCCCAACCTTCACGGGAAATCCCGCTAGATTTCCAGCGGGTCAATAAGGAGAGTATTATGAGTTGGAGGGATTGGTTCAAACAACCCACGAAAGTGGTTGTGCAATACAAGCTTGTTGAGGTGAAAGCCCCAAGGACCCCATTGCGGTGGGATGCTTCCACTAAAGAAGCCGTTTCCACCCTACAAAGTCATCCGGGCTTCCTCGCCCTATGCGAGCGCCTCGCTCTACAACGCGCCCGACTTGAAACTCAACTTAGCCACGATGTCCACAAAGACTTGCGTGAGGTTGACATGCTGCAAGCTGGAATTTACTGGTGCTCGTGGTTGCAGGAGCAAGTTGAAAAAGCCACCGTCAAAGGGTCCACTAAGACCTTCGACGCGATGGAAGATGAACTTGCTGCGTTCCGCGAGATTGATAGCCAGATAGAGAGGGTATGTGGCGAACAGTGATTTCATGGCGCAGAGTTCTATCAAGAAAAAGTTTCTTAGGACCACAAGTCCTAGATTGTAGTAAAATTCAAAGCGCCACAAGCGCGGAGATGATATGTCTGAACTCGATAATGTAGCCCCCGGTGGAGTAGTTCAATTACAGAATGCCCCAGCGGGTCTCGACGATGCGACGTTTGATTCTTTGTTCCCATCGAATCCACCGCCGATAGTAACGCAGCCTCCACAACAGACTGCACCAAAGCCAGATGGGAACCAAGCACCTCCAGCAACTCAACAGACACCGCCCCCTGCTGCACAACAGCCACCCGCGAGTGAGCCGTTCATAAAAGCGAATAGCTCAGTCTATAAAACTGCTGAAGATGCAGTAAAGGGCATCAATGAAAAAGATGCTCTTATCGACCAGTTGCGAACGCGATATGCTCTTACGACTGGCATTGACCCGGTAACGGGCAAGCCACTAGTTCCGCAGGGACAAGTTGCCGAACTGGATTACACTCAGAATCCCAAGCAATACCTTGAGGATTTGTACGCAGCCGCTTCCAAGAATGACCCCGCAGCCTATGCGGGCGTTCAACAGAAGTTGGTTATGGATACCTTAAAGCCCGTTCAGCCGATTATTGCTCAGACGGTCAAGGCCCAAGCCATTCAAGCTGTGTCAAGTGAAAATCCAGAAGTTGGAAAATTTGTAAGTTCTGCTGCGCTTCAGACGACTCTTGAAGCCAATCCTGACCTAAAGACTGCTATCACGACTGCTGAAAACGATTCTCGTTTTTACTCTCGTTTGCCGGGGCTATATAAGCTAGCCTACTTCGCAAACCAAGGAATGCAACTGCCCGAACTTCTGAAGGCGAAAAATCCGCCTCCAGCAAACTCTCAAACCACCCAACCAGCACAAGTGCGAACAACCACTCCTCAAACTACCCTTGCTCCGGGTCAAGTTGCTGCGAGACCTTCCTTCAACACAATTGCAGGAATCAAAGCAACGATTGCCGAGATGGAAGGTAAAGGCGTCAAGTTAGACTTTTAAGGGTTGGGTTCAAAGGTGAATCTAAATGTTCTCTAAGTATCTTCTTTCCCTCGTCGGGATTCTGCTTGGCCTTGGTGATGATGTTGTAACTGTCATTACTGGCGGCACTGGCGTTCCCGGTCCGGCTGGCTCGCTTGCTAGCGACCAACAGACGTATTTCTCCGCTAAACTACTGGAAGTTGCAGTCTTGATGACTGTTCTTGACCAGTGGGGAGATAAGGACCCAATTCCGTCCAATAGTTCCAAAACGATTCAGTTCAACCGCTTGGAAAAGCTTTCTACCACGACTTCTCCGACTCAGTTGACTGAAGGCCTGTCTCCTGATGCCATTGGTCTCACGATGAGTCAGTATCAGGCAGTTGCGGAACAGTATGGTATCATTCTGCGTTTGTCTGACCTCGCAGAACTGACTTCCAAGCATGACGTTGTGGGACGCGCACTTTATGTGCTCGGTCTGCACGCGGCTGAAACCTATGACATCCTCATCTTCAACGTCTTGTCCAGTGCCTCGAACGTGTACTATCCTAATGGCAAGACTTCCAATGCTACGACCACTGCCAGTGATAAACTCGGCTATGTGGACCTCACTGCTCTGCACGCGAACCTAATGGACCAGGGCGCTCGCCCGTTCGATGATGGGGATTATGTCCTCGTTGTTGCTCCACAAGTCCATGCTTCGATGTTGCAGGACCCTGACTTCAAGGCTTCCAACCAGTTTGGCAACCCAGCCCGCATTTGGCGCGGTGAAGTTGGCGAACTGTCTGGTTTCAGGATTGTCAAGACGAACGCTCCCGGTTTCGCGGCTGTTACACAGTCCGTTTCCGGTTATTCCAAGAAACTCTATTATAGCTTCGCTATTGGCCGTAATGCTTATCAAATTTCCGACCTCCAGAACCTCCGCGTGTATGCGGCTGCTCCTGGTGGACAGACGGATACCTTGCAACAGACCCGTAAGATTGGTTATAAATTCGCTTTCAAAGCGATTATCACCAATCAAAACTGGATTGAGGCTTGCATTTCCGCCGGACAGAATTCTACTAACGCGTAATAACAATTAACCGATTGGGCGGAGCACTAACCCTCCGCCCTTTCGCATAATCCCCACAAGGGATAAAAGGTGAATCAAATGGCCGACACAATCGGTAAAGTAGCAGTGGTACCAAAAGCAGAAGTTGACAAATCCACTTGGGAATGGGTGACTGTTCCTGCAACAGATTTGTTTGGAGATGCCCATACTGGAGTCTCTATTAATTTTGAGAAGTTCACTCCTGAATTGGACGCAGAGGGACAGCCAACTGGCAATGAAGGAAAGTATTTCATTGACCCCGTAAAGGCTGGAACAGTTCGCAAATTGCTTGCTCAATATCACCAAGCACAGATGCGAATCATGCAACGCCAGCCTGACTTGGCTATGGCAAAAGTTATGAACCGAGGCAGCAAACTTGGTGCCCCAGTTCATGCTGACAAATTCTAAGGATTCAATATGGACCTCAAACTCTTTAGAATGCTAAATAAAAAGGGACATCATCAATTAATTCCTAAAGTACATTTTTTCCATATTACAGTTCCACAGGATGTTCTATTAGCTAAAGACTCTAGGTTTAAAGCTAACTTTTATCTCTTTTCTTTTTGGTTTTGGGACTATGTGATTAGAATTACACATGGAATAAAAACCTATGCTACAATAGAGACTTGGGACCGCAAAGAGGATGGTGATATTGTTGTAACCACTATCTATACTCTCTGGCCAGCGTTTAAATAAATGAAACTAACAGTACAGCGTCTTGTTCTCACTCCCCAGTCCACTTGTGGGAACCTATTTATAGATGACGCTTTGGAATGTTGGACTCTGGAGCTTCCTAAAAAGGATGGCCTTCCAGGGTCCTGCATTCAAGCTGGACTTTACTCAGTCGCGTTGAATCGTTCACAACGATTCAGCAATGACCCACAATTCTTGACTCTTTGCCACAATATTAATTGCCTACCCCTTATGCCTGAAGTCTTAGATGTTCCAGATAGGGACAATATTATTGGCAAAGACGGATTCCGTATCGGAATCCGCATCCACTGGGGCAACTGGGCCAGCGATACTGAAGGCTGCATCTTGGTGGGCAAGTCTCATCAGAATGATGCCATTGGTGAGAGCCGCGATGCCTTCGCGGAACTTTATACCAAGATGGTCAACGCTGTGAATAACTTTGAGGCGATTACTTTGGAGGTGATTGATGCCCCTGAGCACTGATTGGGCCTGGATAAAGACCCATCTTATCTTATTGGCGTTTGCTGCGACCCTATCGGTGGGTGCGGTTTACGGTGTCCTCTACATCCAGACAAGCGAACGCGCAGCCGCAGAGCAGCGTCAGGCTGTCATAGTTGATGCCCTTACTGCTCAGAACAAGGTTATTCAGCAACAGAGTGCCCAGCAAATTGCGGCTTTGAACCAACAGAATCAGTTGCTTGAAGCTCAGATTCAACAG